ATCCGCGATAGGTCGCCTCAACCTCGACAGATTCCGCTATACCGAGCGCTATCAGTTTACCCATATCCGCCCGAACGGCGGCGCCAATCGCCTTTACGGCGTCTGCCGTCCTGATGTAGGACTTCTCGGCCGCATTCCATAACGTCGTCCCAATGTACAGACCATCCTCTCGATATGATTCAGACCAGTGACCATATACAGCTGCCGGAGTTGGGCATTTCTTATCGGTACGTGCGCGGGTGTTAAGAATATTGAGAATTAACCCGTGAAGCCAATTGTCTGTCTTGATAGTACGGTAACCATGCGGGTCAGGCGGCAAACCTGCGTCAGGATATGGGTCAGACTTTTCTTCATATTCCAACCCCGGAATTTCACACTCGACGCCGCACATAATGTAACCGCCGCAAGCGTGCGGCTTGGTCGTCCAGAATATCCGCCGCCGCCCCTCATTCTGAGCAAGGCAGTTATCAACTTCGGCCATCACAGCAGCCCGCGCAGCTGGGCGTTCTCAGCCTTCAGCCTTTGGTTCTCCGTGAGTAGCCTTTCGATGATCTGTTGATCTGATTCCGGGAATAACTCAGTCTGCGTCGGCTGACTACCCCCGCCGCCACCACCGCCAGATTTCTTCGCCTCCTGCTTATTACCCTCGAAACCAGGCGGACTCTCGCTGCCCTTCACGATGTTCGGCGTCTTGATCTGCTTATTGACTACCAGCTCACCATCGACTATTAGCTTGCTAACGCGAAATACGCCCTGACTTCCCTTGATCTCAAATTCACCCTTCTCACCTACCGCAAACTTGTTCTTGGTAAGATGAGCAAGCTTGTCGGAAAAATGAAGTGAGAAATCCGCATCAGTTGGATGCTGAATACCGCCCTCTCCCTCAGGCCAGCGCCGCTGCTTATCCTTCGGAATAGTCAATACCGCCTGCTTCAACATAGTGTCGGACGATGACGCCAATAGAAATACCTCGCTGTCGCTATCCTTCTTCAACTTGAAGCCAACGCCGCTGATGTTAAGCACGGCGGCTTCCTGATCCTCGGTATCGGTACCCTTGACCTTGATAATCGCACCGGCGTCCTCATAAGTCAGCTCGCCCCAAACATGGCGCTCCGTGCCATCCTGAATATCGCTGGATCGCGGGCGATAACCCAAATAGCTGTTGCTCATGAATCATCTCCAAACCAATAGGGAAGAGTAAGAGGCGGCGGCTTCTCTGGCTCTTCAGGTTGTTTAGGCTCGGTCGCCGCTCTAGCTGCCTCCTCAACCAAGGTTATTAGAGGCATTTCACTCAACATCGGCGGCGACCAGGGATCAGGATAAGTATCAGCTGACATTGTAACCCCAGCTTGGCTACGTCGCGCTGAACCTATCCCCATCATGCTAGTCAAACTCGATAAGCCGAACCCACCCCCACTACCGCCCGCGCCTCCAGATGGAGGAGGCGTTAGCGTCAAGCTCGTCTTCAACTCTTTCTCAGCGTTAACGTGATAGGTTAATTCGGTACACTCGAACATGTCGAAAATCCCCTCTGGAGGGATTTCAACGTAATGAGTGTCACCAATATCCCAAGGCTGGCCCGATGGCGTCTGGACGTGGAATACTTCAAGCGTGATCTTCTTGCTCTTACTGTTACGCTTATTCATCTCAAACCGGCCACGACGCTCTAGTGCCTTATCAGTCGCATCGCCGTAGTGTTGTACGGTGAGCTTTGCCTTGCGCTTAGTCGAACTGTTCTTGATCTTCTTGTGAGTATCTTTTAAGGCAGCTTTACCCCACTTGTCTTTCTTGGTACGCTGACCCTTAACCTTGATCTCTGACTTGGCTTCATCCTCCGACTGCTCAGCAGAGAACGTCAAGATATTTTCGCCTAGGATCAACGGGTCGCCCGATCCCGTGTCGCCACCAACACCGTCTGTAACGCGCAGCTTCCCATCCCGCGTCTCGTACATGAAATAACAATTCTCTAACGCCACTCGATGAAGCTCGTCCACCACTCTCGCCCCGTCGCGAAAGCGCTGTTTGTCCAGCTTGATCGTCTCGCCCTTCCACTCGACCTGAATGTTCCATGGCTCCACCAATTTGTCGACCACTTCCTTGGTCGTTGGCTGCATCATGTTCGTCGTTGGATGCTGATGTGACGAATCTATTAGGTCCTTAGTTTTGCCACGCGCGGTGAGTTTGATAGTATATTCGTTTGGACCGATATTGATGCTAGACTTAACGTCGCCTTTGGATTCCGTACTCTCGTGTGCCGTCCCTTCCTTACCCTTCTTAGCCCCCGTCCCCTTCCTAGCATCGACCTTCCCAGTGAAAGCTAGCTGACCTGCTATGTAGACAAGTATCTCAGCCCCCGCCTTCGCCGCCTGTACCATCGGTATCGCCGGTATAGCCCCCGCAAAAATCGTTACACTGAGATTTCCGGTAAGATCATCCTTCTTTCTCTCCAGAGTCATCTCAGTCCAGATAGTCAACTCTGAACCGCCAATAGTGATAACGACCGGCTTCATACAGGCGAGACGCCGACGACGATGGGGCCGAACCGGCCGTTAGCGTCGACCAAATTGCGTTCCTCTAGCTCACGGTGCCGCTTGGCATCCTTGTAGATCGCATAAGACGCGACCAGCGGATGAACTCCACCAGAAAAGTTAACATGAACCTGACCCGGCAGCCGGTACGATAGATCGTACATCATCTTGCTGAAATTGGTCGCATACTTGACAATTTCCAAATACAACGCATTATCGCATTCGGCATAAGCGGCCTTGGCTTCGTCATCCAGCACTGCCACTACAGTATCCTTGGCGGTAAGCGCCTCATCGACGGTAACATACTTCCGCCCCATCGCTGCCTCCGCCATACCAATAGCGGACAAGATACGGTGACGGCTGACTACCGCCTCATCACTCTCCGTCGCGGGACCGGGCGGTAAACCCGTTGCTGTTGTTGCCGTATTTGCTAACCGCCGGAACAGGTTAAACTTGTTCTTCGGGTCTTGAACGTTGCGAGAGATAAGTGAAAAACCGCTAACCAGAGCGTCATCCACAACCGGCGCTTGTAACGCCAGCCCGTCATCCTTAGCTACCTCCCACATCCGAAAGATAGCGCGCCAGTCACTCTCTGGATTACCGGAAGCTACTACGTGCTCAGAAACCTTGGCAACCTGCCAAATCAAACCCTGCGCCTTATCAACAACGTCGACCTTCCACGGCATGGGAACTAATGCCGGCGTGTAGTCCCTCAAAAAGCTCGCTTGCGACGCCGCGAAAAGCCCGGTGGCGATGATCCCGAAGATCGAACCGATAAGACCTGGGCCGAAACCGATGTTCGCCTCAACGAACTCCATCTCAGCAGTCGTCTCGCCCGCCGATTCCTCCAGCTTGTCACTAACTTTGATCGAGCGACAAGCCACCATGTGGGTGCCGCGAGTCGGATGAACCAGAAGGCCGGGACCAGGCGACTGACAAACCTGGAATAAAGCTTCCGCGTCCCAGACATGGTCGTCTTCTCGAAAGTAGGCTGTGAGGTGGAAAACACGAATCTTCCTGCCAAGGTCAGCATACGCCGTATCCTCTCCAAAAGGAAACTCGCCCTCAGCGCCACGACGTCCCCCCTCAGCATCGGCATCGGTACAATAGAACAGAATGCCCTTAAAGCTGGCGGGTACAACGTCCTTGTCGATTGCGCAGACTGATCTAGACATTATGCACTCTGCGTACCGCTATCAACCGGCTTAGCACCGCCACCACCGGGCATCGGACCAACCGGAATCGTTATTCCGGCAATCCCAGACCTAAAATTCGCGGCCATTGCCGAACCCGCACCAGCAGCTGCGGTCTTTATACCAGAACTCGCGTTATCACTGAATGCTGTTCCGGCATCCCCTAGTTTTTGGGGCGCTGCATTGAGTACTGATTCCAACGTGGTCGTTGACGTCTCTATCTTCGACGCCGCGTCGGAAACCGTAACCTTGCCCGGTTCTGCCCCTGCCGGCTGCGTCGGAAAAGTCTCCATCGGAAATTTACCAGCTGTCGGCTTAGGGAATTGCCCCGGCATAACCCCCATACCTGGGTACATATACGGTGCTAGAGGCTTAGGAACTCCCCCGGCTCCAATATTCACTACACCGGTATTCTTATCAATATCCATCGGCGTAGTACCGGTATTGTAAACATCAACCGGACCTTTTGGCATAAACGTCGGATTGATAAATTTTATAGGACCAAACGGCTTGGTGGTCGTAATTTTACGCATACGCCCTGTTGCGCGGTCGCGAACCCTTCTAGTTGTAGTGGTGCCCGTCCATAAAGGCACATCTGCGGCCTTTCCACCATATAACGCGCTACCCGCGCGCTCATGTGCCTTCTGCGCCCTCTGCTCTATCTCCCTTGCCTTCTGCAATTTTGCTCCCGCTGCCGCGAGTGCCTTCATCGTCGGTACTTTCTTAGTACCTTGAACATAGGGCTTCCAGACGCCCTCAATAAGAGGCGCTACCTTTGCCTGGGCTTCGACGGACTGTGCCTGGTGCTGCTTATAGAACCAATCCCAGAACTGCTGTCCAACCGATTTAGCAGCAGTTAATTCAGAAGTTCCTGTCTTAGCTAACGGTTGCGCACCCTCAGCTAGAAGTTTGTCGCGGGTATCGACTAAATTTTCGTAATCAAATTTTAACTGTCTAACAGAAGCAGCCGCGCTATCAATTTCGGACTGACTTCTAGAAAACCAACTCTTACCTTGTGCTTTATCCAGAGCAGCTTGGGCTGCTTGTAACTCCTTGAATTTCGTCGTTATCTCACCCTCAGCTCCCGGTGTTGCAATCCCACGTCGTTGCGCAGTCTCATTAAACTTGGCCCACCTTTCAGGTATCTTATTTTTATTCGCCAAATCATTAAGATCAACGCCCATCAATTGCTGTAGCCTCACCGCTTTTTTCTGATCTTCAGTAAGATCAGGAGCCTTCGCACCCTGATACGCCGTGTAACCTAGATAAGCAGCGCTGCCTCCCGCCGCAAGAGCCGTAAGAGC